AGTTACTGGCTTGACTGGTGGACTGTCTCGAATGGCTGGAAACTTAGCTCAAGCGGCAGGCATGGGGCCGCAGGTTCAAGGTCTGGCGAGGGTTTTTGGCGGCTTGGGGCTGAAAGTACTAGGCGTAGTAGCTGCTGTATACGCTCTTTCAAAAGCGTTGGCTTCTGCGGCAATGGCCGCGGATCAATACGCACAGCGTCAGATAAAAATTAAAGCAGCAATGGGCGGCAATGAAGTTCGCGCAAAAGCTTTAACCGAGCAGATGCGTTTATACGCAGCAGAAACATCCTATACGACTAGCCAAATGCAGGAGTTTGCAGCAAGGCTCCTAACACTAGGTGTTTCCGCAAGAAAAATCCCAGACATTGCAGAAAAGCTCGGTGGACTCGCTATGGGCGACCCCGAAAGATTAAGGCTGGTCGGGAAAGCTTACGCTGACGTAATGACCAAAGGTCGCCTGATGGCTCAGGAGGCCAACCAGTTTGCTAACGCGAACATTCCGATTTACCAGTCCCTTTCAGAGATAACAGGTAAGAGCGTTGCTACCGTTCAGAAAATGACGGAGCAAGGACAAATCTCTGCTGAGATGGTTGACGAAGCTTTGCAACGCATTCGAGAAACCACCGGTGCAGATGCTGCGATGGAAGAACGCAGCGAAACGATTGCTGGCCAGTGGGATGAAATTAAATCCAGTGCGTCAGAGATCTGGCGTATCTTAGGTGGGCCGATACAAAAAACCATTGTATCATTCCTAAAGG